ATGAAATGAAAAAGGTGTAATAAATGTATTATTTTTTAGACTTTGTGAAGTTCATCAAGTTCAATTGTTAGTTGTTTAATTTTTTTAAGAAGCTCAGTTATAAGAAGATTCTTATCTGACAGCTTTTTTTCATATTCATTTCTTATTGTTTCAAAATCTTTATTAACTGGATTACAAAATGATATTATTTTTTGTTGAGCTTGTAACATTTTATTATGATCTTCTAATCTCTTTGCTCTTTCTTCTTCCATTTTCTTCATTTGTTCTAATAATTTTGGCTTATGTTCTGGTCTTCCGGGTTCATAATGTTCTAAAAGATTATTCATGTCATACATATAAAATTGTTTTAAAATAGGGTCTTTAATAAAATCATCAACAGTATATTTTGAAGGGACAGTTTTGGTTTGTTCAGGATTTTCAAGTAATTTTTCTTTATTTAAAGAATTATGTTTATGTGAAAAGACTAAAATAGATTTTAATGAATTTAGTTGAATTAATGGTATAGTATAACCTTTTGTAAATTTATGTTCTTCTGATAAAGCAATTTCATCATCATAACTTGTTTGAGATAATAATTCTTTTTTAAACGCAAATGTGGCAGCAGTTGAATGGTATGGTTTTGGATATGGCCCACATTGAAAAACAGAATTTCTTGAATCAAAATAAATATGCATTTCAGAAGACCCAGCAATTAAAAATTTAGGATTATTTTGTAATGTTTCTACAGCATGAGAAATTCTCTCTGGTGGATAATAGTCATCATCATCAATATAAATAATAATATCACCGGAACACTTAGTATGCATTAAATTCCGTTTTTTACCAAGCAGCATTTTTTCTTCATAATAAAAGTATTTTACTTGTGGAATATCTTTGACAAGATCTTCAATAGGATCAGTTCCATCATCAATAATAATCCATTCAATTCTATCTTTTGGATAGGTTTGATGTTCAAAACATTTAATCATAAATGGAATAAATGGTCGTCTGTTAAATGTAGGTGTACATAAACTAACAAAAGGTAAAACATTAGTCTTTTTTAATTTATTTTTGCCCATGTTTAAATATAAAGTATTTCGTATTTTATATTTAAATAGTTTTAAATGGTTTATCTTTTTTATCTTCGCTAAAAATAATTATGTCCATCTAATATTAAATTTTTTATTATTAAGTTTCTTGTGTTTTATGCCGCCTGATTGTCCTTGTAGATTCTGAATTTGTTGTTGAACTTGCTCTATTTGTTTTTGAATATTAAGAAGTTCGGAATTTTTCTGTATAGGTTCTACTTGATTACCAACTTCAATTTTCTCTAGTTCACTAAATTGATTTTGTAGTTTAGACAATTGATTTTTTAATTTATCTATTTGTTGAAGAGGTAGAGCACTACGTTGTTTATCAACATGTATATTGGAACCAATAATCGGTTGTTGAACTGGTATTTCTTCGGCATTTTCACCATTATCATCTTCATAATCCCCGCCTACTTTAGTAGGTTTTTTTAATTCTCTCATTCGACCTTTTCCAATAATATTTTCTATTTTTTCATCATTTATTGGAATACGCTCACATATTTGAACTAATAATGGGTCATTATCATTTCTCTCAAACACCTTACACTGTCTCATATGTTGTCTAATTTTAGAGGTAAACCCATCAGTTCCTGGTTCTGGCATTTCATTTGTATATAATCCCATAAAATAAGCAAAAATAACAGCTACTATAATACCCACAATAGCATTATTGCCTAAGTATTTTATTCCATTTGTAAATAAACTTACTGTAGCAAGAATAAAGAAAAAGAATTTTTTATAAACAAGATTATTATATAAGAAATTTGTAATATTTTTGTCTTCTTCTTTCAAATTTTTAATCTTATATTTAGCAAATAGAGGTGCTATTAATCCATAAATTGTAAAAAATATAGGAGTAATACAAGCAGATGCTAATCCAAATGGGCCCCATAAAAAGAAAAATAATATAAATTTCATAAAACGAAGAAAACTAATACTTTCCAATGATTCCCATTGTTTATCATTTTCTTCAGAAACAGTTCTGAATAATTGTGGAATATTTATAAAATGATAGAAACAACTCAAAACAAAAGTAATTAAAAATAATCCAAACCATATAAATACCCCAAATATTCCATATAAAAGCATTATAAGTGATTCAGGAAGATAACTTAAATAGAAAAAAATAGTATTAACACAATAAAAAACATTGGCTACAATATTATCATAAACAAATGATAAATAGAGTGATGGATTAGCGATAAATCCGCCATTTGGATTAGCATTTTGTTTCAAAGAACACAAAAAACTCTTATTAAAACTGTCTAAATATTCTTGAGAATTAAATATAGCTTTTTGTGATAAAAATGTTTTATTATCTGAAAAAAATGATGGTCGCATAATATTTATATCAATTGGGTCATCTTTTACTATACGATCAAAAATAGTATATGGTGCTAATTCAATATTATCTGGTAAAATATTAGCCTGTGCTACTTTAGTAGTATATAAACCTAATCCTCCAATAATAAAAATAGAAATACCTATAGTAAATACAATACTTGAGAAATAATTAGTAATAAAACCTTTAAAATCAGGAGATGTTGTGGTAGTTCCGGCTTCTTTGGCTTTTTTTACATCAATAGCGCTTATATCTTCAGTTATAGACATTAGTTATAATAAATATATATAAAATTCTTGTGATTTATCTCATATTTTATTATAATTAAATTAATATTGTTAACATAACACCGACGATTATAAATAAAAAAAAGAAATGATAAAACCCTTAAAGTAAATAAAATATTATATGAAAACAATATAAAGCTTCTAATATGGATACAACTGGAAAATTTTTACACCCTTAAATGGGACAAATTCTAAATGGTTTTGTATTGATGTCGCCAATGGGTATAAACAAACACAAAAAAAATACACTATGAAATAATAAATAAATTAAATTGAATAGAACATAATTTAAGCTCAATAGAAAATAAATTAAGATTAATTCAATCAAAAATAAAATAAAAAATATGTATTGTATATAAATGAATTTTAAATATACAATTTTATATATAGTTGTTAGTTTATTTTTATTTTGGATAGTAATAAAATATGGAACAAATGTTTTAAACCAATTTTGTAGTTTAAAGGAGGGATTAACTGATTTTGAAAGATATTCCCAAAAAATAATTCCTTATCCAAAAGATGCGGTAATAAACTATAATGATGTAAATTCACCATTATATAGTCATACAGTAAATTTGCCCATAAATGATCCAGTAAGTTGTAAGAATATTTGTGGTCCAAATGCGAAATGCTTATTGACAGGTGAACAATGTACGTCTGATATAGATTGCTATGGATGTAATCCAGGACCAAAACCACAAAATTCTTGTACAACAGCAGAGGTAATGCCATATGATAATGCCGGAAAATTAGGTCAAAATTTAGGTTTACAATATAGTCCATTAACAACAGGATATGATAAACATAATGCGGATTTTGCTCAGATATATCCAGGTTCAAAAGATGCTCAACTAACAGTCCCATATCAAGGTTTAGATATATGGACAGATTCATTTAATAAAGGTTTACAATTATATAATAAAACTCGTGAATCAGCAGATGAATATGCTGAGGGTATATCAAATGCGATACCACTGGCTTCAAAGAGTAAATTGCCATATTATGAAGCAAGATATCCAATGAAAGTGTCATTAACTGGACAATTTTTTGAAACAACACCACCTGCATCAAATTCATCGGTTCCGACACAAAATTTGAATTCGTCTTTAAATTAAAAATTAAATAATATATTTTTAATTTACACCTTTTCTCATTTAAAACGCCTATTTTATATAAAGAGACATATGAGTTGTATATCTCCCACACCATTCCACCCCATCATATTTGCGTAATGTGATAATTTAGTATCATGAGACCAATAAGGTGAGTTAATATCATATTTATTTAAATTTCCTGGTTGAAATTTAAATATTTCAACTCTTTTATTTCTTTCAACAAGTCCATTTGTTGTCATTGTTTGAATAATTTGTCCTATAGTTCTATTTGGGTCATAAGGTTCCATATAATGAGGTCCTTTACCAGGAATGCCCATAATTCCATGCCAATAAATGAGTGTTTTAGTCATAATTATATATTTTTATATTTTTATGTTTTAAGTTTTTATATTTTTTTCAATTTTTATTCGGCGTTTAAAATGTGCAAAGGAGTAAAGAAAATTAAGTTGCATACATTAAACCAACATTTCCACCAATGAAATTTACTACATTAATTCTTTCTTCAAATAAATATAAATCAAAGTTATAATCATAAATTCTCCATGTTGGCTTATTTACACCAATTATTGAACCTGTATCTAAATCACAAATTGTCAAACTTTGAGCCAAGGGATCTAATGGAGGAATTATTGTTGTAAACTCTAATTCTATTTGATTAAATCTACTCATATTAATTGCTCCTGATGGCTGTAAATCTGAATTATTTGAATGAACACTAAAATTATAACAATATAACCCTAGAGGAGCACTTCCGGTTGTTCTTGTATATTTTTCAATTAAATCAAATACTCCAGCCGGTTGTATATTTTCTCTATATGAACCATCCAATAATATACCCATAGCAACTAATATCATTTTCTCATTTTGAGGATTGTATGATTGATTTATAACTAATCCTGTCAATGTTCCATCTGGATTAACTCCAGGACCTATAGTAACCGGAGTTAAAACACCATTTATATTTCTATATATTGTATAGTTTCCGGATGTTGGAGCTTGTATAACATTAATTGGTAAATAATTATATGGCCAATTAGTATAATTAGACCATTCATTACGTAAATTAGCATCACTGCGTTGAAAATAAAATAACCAATTTGAAACCATTCCTAATGAATCTAATTCAACTTTATTTGGGCCAGTTACATTTGGAAATATTCTCTCATGAACCTGTTTAATTAGATATTTTTGTTCTTGTAATGCAAATAAACGTTCTTCTTCATTTGATAAAAAACAATATGTACAATTTAAATGTATATCAGCATTCCATAATGTTCTTTGATCAACATAAGAATCTATATCTATAGCAACATCTGGTGGTGGTTGTAAAAAACGGAAAAATTGCATATACCACAAATTAAAATTTGGAGAAATATATGGATAATTATTTGTAGCATCAAACACATCACGTATCACGAACAATTGATTTACTGGTCTAAATGTCACGTTAATATGTAATTCATTATATTGTAATGAAGTTAATGGGAATGCCATTTGTGATTTTAATCCAAACCAATTATTTAATGGTATGTATAAAATTCTGCCTCTAATTGAGGGTTCTGGGCCAGCTAAATTTTCGGTATAATAAGCATTTGGATATGAATTTACACGAGAATTAGCATTGGCTGGGTCAACTAATTCAGGAACTTGACCTATCATTTCATTAAATAGATTAAGTTTAATAGCATTATAATCACGTTGAACTGATGCTAATAAATAGTCTCCTGAGTATTCTTGTAATGTATAATTACCACATGTAATACTAATTTTAGCAATCATTTTGGCACCAATATTTTCTATCCATTTAAATTCATAAGGAGCCCATTGTTCTATATTTCCTAGACCTTGAGAAGTGCTTTGTTCCGTAATTTGTTGCGGTGGAAGAATAGGACTCCAAATATTTGGTAATGCTACAGATAAATAACAATCCATTAATAAATCAGCATAACGTTTTACTTTAAAAGTAAATGTTGACTCTTCCGAAAGACGTAAAGTTTTTGAACCTTCATAATCTAATCTGAATTTTTGTAATCCAAAATTAGTATATTGATGATAAGTAGATTTAAAAAAAGATTTTGTAGGATTTCCATTTAGAACAATATTCTGTTGACCTTGACTAACTAATTGCATCAATCCGCCGGGCATTTTTATAATATATTATAATATATTTAATTGTTTATTCGTCATAATATAATTTTATAATTTCTAATAATTCTTTATTTTCTTCATTTTAATTCTGCTTATTTGTTTTTCAATTTCTTCTTTTAATGTAGCTAATCTAGTGTATAACATTGGATTTATACTCTTACCATCCTTATTCTTAAATTTATCTGGGTTAAAACGAATAAAAATAAATTTTCCTCCGTGTATAACATATACAAATCATCATAACGAATTTCTTCATCATCTTTATCATATCCTTTATGTTGATTTTCATCAGTTTCAATACATAATAATGTATTACCAATAAGTTTACGATGGTCAATTATATGGATGCCCTCACAATTATCAGTCCATAGAGGCTTATCGTGTTGGAAGCCTTCAAAATTTAAATTAATAAAATCTCTTATAGCAAAATTTCTTTTGTTTTTGAACGAATTTGTAATGTAAGAGGATCATTTGGAAATAAGTGTTGATAACAAGAAGAACAATATCCTTTATATTTGGAATTAGCCCTTGTCCCTAAACAAAAATTACCCAAACATTTATTATGTTTCACATTTACCATTCCATCTAATTTATGGGTAGCACAATATAATGCTTTTGTTTCCCCTTCCACATTATAAGATGGTCTTACTTTACAATTTGGATGAATACATATTTTACTTACTAATTTATATTCCCCTTTATGTTCATTACATCTTAATGGTTTAAAATAGTATTTGCCATAATTAGCATATTTACGGCAATTTTCAAATTCACAAATTCACAAATTCACAAATTCTTGGCATTCATTATATTATATAAATATATATTTCTTCCCAACTTTTATTTTTAGGGAGTAATTAAGTTATAACAAATAATATTGTTTTACTAAACTTTTTTTAAAAGTATTTATATAATATAATATGGAGTCTTCTCAAAATGTAGCAAATGAGATTA